GAGGTGCCGGCGTACGGGGCGTTCGTGGCAGAGCAGGTGGCAAAACTGGGGCGGCAGAACCCGAGTGTGCGTTCGCAATTCTTCAGCGAGGAAATTGACGTGGACGGCGGGTTGTTCCCCGCCGGACGGCTGGCGCTCATGGCGGGCACACATGGTTTGCTGGATGCACCCCGGGCGGGGCAAACCTATGCCATGTTGCTGGATGTGGCGGGCGCGGAAGAAGGTGGTATGACCGGGCTGGAAGCCAACCCGGGGCGGGACGCCACCGCGCTGACGGTGGTAGAGGTGGACTTCAGCGCGGCAGATGCAGCGTTGGCGGGCGGGGCAACCTACCGCGTGGTGCAGCGCCGGCTGTGGCTGGGCGTGCCGCATGCCCAACTGTACCGCGACCTGCTGGGGTTGGCGCAGCACTGGCGCGTGCGTTGGCTGGTGGTGGACGCCACCGGCGTGGGGGCGGGCTTGAGCGGCTTCCTCTCACGGGCGCTGCCCGGGCGGGTGATACCGTTCGTCTTCAGCCGGGTCAGCAAGAGCAAACTGGGCTGGGATTTCCTGGGGCTGGTAGACGCCGGCAGATGGCGGGAACCGGCGCAGGGCGGCGCGCTGGACGACCTGTTCCAGCAGCAGTTGCGCTTCTGCCAGTTCGAGATTGCCGCCGGACCGGAGCATTACATGCGCTGGGGGGTGCCGGACGGCACGCGCGACCCCATCAGCGGCGAGCTGGTGCATGACGACCTGTTGATGTCGGCTGCCATGGCAAGCCTGCTGGACGGGCAGACGCCGGTGATAGGCAGCGGTGCAGCCATTATCCGCGCGGCAGACCCATTGGACGGGCTGGATCGCGGGGAGGGAATTGGATGAAGACTGAGGAGGTGAGGATGGGAGATAAAGGCAAGTGGTGGCAGCGGGCGGTGGCGCGCTGGCTGGCGCCGGAAGTGGAGCGGCGGGTGGGGCTGGCGCTGAGCGAACTGGACGGCTTTTACCCGACCGGTACACCCCTGGAGCGGCGTGACCGCTGGGAGTATGACCGACTGGAGGTGCAGCAGCAAGCCCTGGCGCTCTGGCGCAGCAATCCGCTGGCACGGCGCCTCGTGGCGCTAACCAGTGAGTATGTGGTGGGCGGGGGCATTACCCTCACCAGTCCGGACCCGGCAGCGGCAGCCTTCCTGCAAGCCTGGTGGCGACATCCGCTCAACCAGTTGGACATGCGCCTGATGGAGTGGTGCGACGAATTGACCCGCAGCGGCGAGTTGTTCTTCCTGCTCTCCACGGACGCAGCCGGCATGACCTATGTGCGGGCGGTGCCGGCAGTGGAAATCAGCACGGTGGAGACGGCAGCCAATGACTTGCAGCAGGAACTGGCTTATGTGCGCCATCCTGCAGACGGCACGCTGGTAGAAATGCGCTGGTCGGCGGATGACGGGGCAGGCAGCGAGGCTGCCATGCGCCACTACGCCGTCAACCGACCGGTGGGAGCGGTGCGGGGGGAGTCCGACCTGGCGCCGGTGCTGCGCTGGTTGAACCGCTATGCCGGCTGGCTGGAAGACCGGGCGCGCTTGAACCGCTTCCGGACGGCGTTCCTGTACATCGTGCGTGCCCGCTTTGTGAGCGAGACGGAACGGCTGGCGCGGCAGCGGGCGCTGAGCGCCAACCCGCCCACACCCGGTTCCATTTTGGTGACGGATGAGAGCGAAAGTTGGGAGGTGCTCTCTCCTAAACTGGAGTCGGATGACGCCAACCTGGATGGATTGGCGCTAAAGAAGATGATCGCTGCCGGGGCAGGGCTGCCGCTGCACTTCCTGGCGGAGCCTGAATCTGCCACCCGCACCACGGCGGAAGCAGCGGATGGGGCTGCATTCCGACGCTTGGAAGAGCGGCAGCGCTACTTCCTGTGGATGCTGTCTGACCTGGCGCGCTCCGCGCTGGCACGCCGCTCGCAGGTGGACCCGAGCGTGAAGGCGGATGCGCAGGTGGAGGTGCGTGGTACCGACCTGAGTCCGCGCGACAATGCCTCGCTGGCAGGTGCTGCGCAAGCAGCCATGCAGGCGTTCTTGCCGCTCTTCGAGCGCGGATTGCTGGACGAGCGCGAGTTGCGGCGGTTGGTGTACCGTTTTGCCGGTGAGACCGGCGTGGAGGAGGTGGAGGCGTGACATTTGAGAAAGTGAAGGAGGTTCGGGCAGTACTGACCAGCGGCACACCCCTGGCGGAAGGTGAGGCGTTTCAAATCCTTGCCATCACTGCCGGCGAGGGCAACGGCTGGTTTTTCCCGGCGGATGTGCTGCGGGCGTCGCTGCCGTTATGGGAGGGGGTTGAGACGTTCATTGACCATGCCGCCGGCAGCCGCTCTGTGCGCGACCTGGCAGGGGTGTGTGCTGCGCCCGTCTATGACGAGGCACAGCAGGGCGTGCGCCTGACGCTTACGCCGCAGGGACCCAGTGCGCGGTTGCTGGAAGACCTGGGCAGGCAGTGGCTGGAAGGCGGACGGGCACAGGCGCGGGTGGGCTTTTCAGCGGATTTGGTGTTCACAGCGCGGGGACGGGTGGTGCAGCAGATTGTGCGCATCCATTCACTGGATCTGGTCATGCTGCCTGCCCGCGGTGGCGCTTTTCTATCAATCACAACACAGGAGGACAGGATGTCAGAGGAAGTCAACAGGGACGAAGGGCAAGAAGCAGGACTGGCGCAGGCGCTGTTGGAGGCGCGCCTGGAGGCTGCCCACCTGCCGGCGGCAATGGCAGGCGAGGTGCGGGCGCAAATGGAAGGCAAGCGATTCAGCGTGGAAGAGTTGGACGCCGCCATCCAGAAGGCGCGCAAGTTGACGGCGGATTTGCAGGGCGGGGCAGCCGTGCGCGGCTTGGGCGCAATCAGCCAGATGGTGACGGCAGAAGAGCGCTTGCAGGCGGCGGTGGATGACCTGTTGGGTGCGCCGCGGGCGGCAGGCATGGCGGGGGTGGCGGTGGAGCGCTTGAGCGGCATCCGCGACCTGTACCTGACCCTGACAGGCGACGTGGATTTGCATGGCGGCTATCATCCGGAACATGCCCGCCTGGCGACCACAGCCACCATGCCGAACCTGGTCAAGAATGCGCTGAACAAGGTTATTGTGCAGCAATGGGACGAACTGGGGCGGGCTGGGTACCGTTGGTGGGAGCCAATCGTCTCAGTTGAGCATTTCAACTCGCTGCAAGCCATTACCGGGGTGCTGGTGGGAGAAGTGGGAACGCTGCCGGAAGTGGCAGAGGGCGGCGAATACACCGAACTACCCGTGGCGGATTCGGGTGAGACCGGCGCCTGGAAGAAATATGGCGGCTATCTGCCGCTCACGCTGGAACTGATTGACCGGGATGAGACTGCCCGCCTGCGGCAGTATCCTCGCAAATTGGTCAGCGCCGGACTGCGCCGCCTGAGCAGCCTGGTGGCAGCCGTGTTCACCGCCAACGCCGGGGTGGGTCCGACCATGGCGGACGGCAAAGCCGTCTTTCATGCGGATCACGACAACCTGGGCACCACCGCTCTGACGAGCGGGGCATGGGAAACTGCATCCATGGCAATCTACAACCAGCCCATGCTGGCGGCAGCCGGCGAGACAGCGCCTAAATTGGGGGTGGATGGCAAGTACCTGCTGGTGCCGCGCGAAATGCGCCTGACGGGTATGCGCATCCTGTATCCATCCTTTGAACGCGAAGCCAACATCTTTTCGGAGAATATGCAGCGTGGGGCGTATGGGGACGTCATCACCTGTCCGGAATTCACGGACGCCAATGACTGGGCAGCCATTGCCGACCCGCGCCTGGCGCCGGCAATTGTGGTGGGTGAGCGCTTTGGGCTGTTGCCTGAGGTGTTGATTGCGGGCGATCCGTTGTCGCCTGCCCTGTTCACGCATGACGAAGTTCACTTGAAGGTGCGGCACTTTGTAAGCGTGTTCGTGGCGGATTACCGTCCGCTGTTCAAGGCAAATGTAGCCGCGTAATGAAACTGGTTGGGTTGGGGTATCTGTGGATGCCCCAACCATATCAT